ATTTTTTATGTCTTGTTTAGTTATGTGCTCTAATAAATTTATTTTATTGGCTAATAGTTGTTTAGGATCGGACTTTTTACTATTTACTGATTCAAACACTATGTAAGCACTTGCGTATTGCTTATAGTTATATATTTTTGCCTTAAAAAATTCTTCTATATCGTAATTATTCTTAATTTCTTTTATTAAGTTGTATTTTTCTTTATCTATAGCCTCTTTATTTAACTTCTTGTGCTCCTCTGTTACAGTAGATAGTAACAATTCTGCCTTGCTTTCACTAAGTTTTTTTGAGGATACGCACATGTTATATAGTGCATATTCTTTGCCCAATTCTGTATTATTAAAATACTTTTTTATTATTTTTACGGCTTTTGAATCTGAATTGTTTAACAAATCTGAAGTAGTTTGTCTTACCAACAATTCAAATAATACACCAGTGTTTTTAAATTTGGAATGTTTTATCGGCATGCCTATAAATATTTAGTCTAGATCTTCGCGGATGTTTTCTTCGTTTAATAAATTTGGTACTGTATATACAGAGGTCTTTCTTCCCATCTTACTTTTCAATTGCTCTAAGCTAGATTTGTTTTTTAAATACACTCCCATAGTACTTTCGTTGTTCATAGGACCTCCTCTAAACTTAACTTTTGTGCCAGTTTCTCCTTCCTCTCCGTCTTTTTTTAGCTCTTTTTTACCCAAGCGATCTCTACCGAAAGGAGATTCGTCTGTGCCATAAGTTGATTTGTATTTTTGCGGGCGGCCAGGTACCTTTAAAGGCTCGTTTGGATTTTTAAAGTCGTAGCCAGAAGGAACGTCTAAAGACCCATCAGCTTTGCCTCCGTAAAGACTTGCTAATTGGTGAGGAGTGCCAAACGCTTGACCAGTTTCTGCTGGATCGTTACCCTCTTCTGCTATTTGCTTGTATCTAAATTTACGCTTTTGATCTTCTATAATCATGTCTTCAAGTTCAAAGAATTCGTCCTCTGATATTTTAAACACATTTTTCCACATGTGTTCTCTTGGAAGTATTCCTGATTCCATAGCTTGAGTCGCAAGATCTACCTTCTCTTTAATCATAGCGATTCTTTCTTGTTCATAAATGATGGAAGGCTTTGTTAATTTAATATCAAAATTTGCCACGGAAGTATCTTCGTATCCTTTTGATAATAGGTGTACTATCGCGATCTTCTTTAGTTCAGAGCACACTATTCTCTGTAACCTTTCTATGGTTCTAGCAAATCTAATGTCCTCTGCTGCTAACGTAGCTTTACCGGTTAAATCTTTTTCGTATCCCATAAAAGCTTTGGGAACTTTCAACGCTGCAAATAATTTTTCTCTAAAGTACACAACGTCTTCGATTGCATTGTAATCTAGGCCCTTTGCGGTATCGATCTTTGTCGTAGTATCGTTACCTCTCATAGGAATGATAAAATCCTCTAATAGATTTTGTTGATTGTATTTTAAATTGTACTGGCCAGTTTGCGGATCGATCAAAGGAGCTTTTTTCATCCTTTGTATCATTTTTTGTATGTAGGTATCAACTTCGTGAGGGGGAATAGATCCAATGTTAACATAAAATGTTCTACGCTCAGGAGCTCTTACTATTCTATGTATTAACATAGCGTCTTCTATGAGCGTATACTGCTTAAACAGCTTTCTTGAATTTTCTAAATAAGATCTACCGTAAGGCAAATAGTTTACGTCTCCTATGAGTCTAAAATGCGCAATCTCGTAATTGTCAAACCACACTCCCGGATCTTGATTATTGTAAGCGGAAGTGTATCCAGTGGTGGATCCAAGCGCTGCATTAGGATCAAACTTAAATCTAACTTCGTTTGGATTTTCTGGATTGAACCCCTCTTGTCTAACTATGTTGTACGCAGAAAAAGGAATAACGTTATATACTCCAAAATCTTCCGCTATTTCCATTTTTAAATAGAAATCTCCGTACTTGCACATGTTTCTTATCCAAGACCACAAATTGAATTCTATATTCAATACTGAATAAAATAAATTCTCAAGTTCGTTTTGTATATTTTCCTCAGGCGAAGTTATGGATAATATTCTTCCTCCATCATTTTCTAATGTACATTCATCGGAAATGATATCGAGCGCTGATGATATAATCGCGTCTGTATCCATAGCGTCGTAATCTGCGTATATTTGAACCCTCGCAGATTGGTAGTTTTGTGCTAAGTTTAAATTTACTCCGTAAGCTGTAGAAGTTGTGTATACTTTATGAAATCTATCTATTAAGCTATTGGTTTGTATCGCGCCCACAGTCTGTATGTGGCCCGGATCTATCACTGTGAGTTGTTTCTTATCTCCAGTATTTCTTATAATTACATCGGTAGAAAACGCGCGTCTTAGTACGCTAAATATATTTTCACCTGTGTTTTGCTTCTCTGCCATTTTTTATTACTTTCTGTATTTACAATTATCGAAATGCCATCTTTTTATTCCTATTACTTTTAGAATAGGCCCTTTTGATATCTTTGCCTATTCCTATATAAAAAGGAACGTTTTTATCTAATCTAATATGTCTATATAATATTGCCATATTATTGCAGTAGCCAAGTTAAATCTACGTTTTCGTTACCTGTAGGTGTATCTATTCTCATCGACCATGGAGAACTTTGATAGTAACTTTTAGAATCATACACTGCATGACCTGAAGGCACTTTACTATAATTATTAAGCGCAAGCGAGGTTAAGCTTTCACTAGCTCGTTTAAATCGTAGAGAAGTTTCTCTTAAATACATAGCGACTGCGAATGACATCACTAAGTCATCGTTGTAGTTTGGTGATGCTTGAGGTTTACCGTTTTTCCAAATAAACACTCTAAGTTCTTCTAATAATCTTATTGATTTTATTGTAGCCACCTTATTTTCTATGCAATCTCTCATTTTTTCTATGATAGATGGTCTATTTCTTTGAGATGTAGTAAATCCAGGCACCATAGTAGATCTACCATTTTGAGCGGATAAATAAGTTTCGAAGTCGCCCGTAGTTTCTGATTTGTAACTGTAGTGTATGTTTGGATATCCGCTCTCTACAACAGATTGTACAACATCCCAACCAACACCTACGTTATCTATGACAAGTAAAGCTTGATTGTAACTATTAGCTATCGATATTAGTTCGTTTGCGAATAATCTCGTATCTATTTGCGATTTATACTCTGCAACTTGTGTTATAGTATCCACATCTATCACTTGATAGGTTGAATAGTCAGATCCGTCTCCTCGAGCTATGTCAGCTACTATCACATAGTGTTTCATCGGGTCTGGATATTCCCATATCCATCTCGATCTATCATATCCTTCCATGTTAATTGGATCTACTATTAAATTTTTAGAATACCACTCTAATATATCCGGTAATACTACTGTGGCTCCGGAAGAATTAAATTCTCCGTCGCACTCTTGAGCAGCATTTCTTACTCCAAGATCTACGTCTTGTTGTTTTCTCCAAGTTTCGTCCCTTTCAGGATGAACATGCCATGGTAAACATATAGGTAAAAAATCATTTTCTCTTTTTTGCGCCGCGGAATACGTTTTATGAAACCAATTACCGTGTCCGTTTGGAGTAGACAGTGCAATACAACCCCCACCCGTAGCAAGAGTTAATTTTGCGGCCGTATATATCGTGTCTATATTATCGATAAACGCGGCTTCGTCAATGATTAACAAAGATACTGCCTCTGAACGGCCTGCGTCACCAGCTGATGAAGCTGCTTTTATCTGAGAACCGTTACTTAATCTTAAACTTAATTGGTTGTTACTTGTGGCAGTAGCCCCTACTTTTAACCAATTAGGAAGATTATCGTAAGCGAATCTAACTTTAGTTACCATGTTTTTTGCAGTATCTTGCTTAGTCGCAATAACTAATACGTTTTTATCTCTTTGAAAAATCATTAACCAAAGAGAATATGCAGATACTAGAGTAGAAATTCCAAGTTGTCTTGATTTGTTTATTATACAGTTTGAATTTTTTTGAAACAACTTTAATGTTAACTCCTGAAATGGATACAAATTGAATATTTGTCTACCCTTTTGAGGGTGTTGAATCAAGTAGTATTTTTTCATAAAATACACAGGATCGCTAGCACATCTCAAAAATTCCTCTTTGATCTTTTCTTTTATGTTTATGTCTTTATTCGCCATTAATTTCTAATTATTATGTACGAAATAAATAATCCTATTGCCGCATACGTTTTTAATTTAGCGTTTCGTAAATTCTTTTTTGCGATTTTTTGATCTTGCTTATATTGATCTATAGATTTTTTATAATTATCCTCTATCTCTACGTAATTAGATATTTGATTTTTATATAATAATTCTTTTCTTTCGTAAGATGATATAGTAGAATCTTTGCCAACTATTCTTATAGAATCTACGTTGATTATACTATCTTGTACTGATATTATCTCTTTACTATAATCAAGTTCTATCAAATCTTTAGCTGCCGAATTCAATACTGGCTTAGCTAGTTGGAGCTTTTCAGTCACTGTATCATTTGGATATCGCTGGTTGTAAAAAGATACTAATTGTATGCTGCTCAAAGAATCTATTTTTTTAGGCATAGTATCTTTCTTCTTCTTTAAAGAATTTAATTCTTGTTTAAGCTTAGATACTGTATTGCTTAGCTCTTTATCTTTATTCTTATAATAAACTATTGTAGAGTCTTCTGCTTTTATCACAGTGCTAAGAGAGTCTATTCTTTTGTGAAGAGAATCTATATTTTGCTTATATACTCTTAAATTATTAGTGTCGCTTTTATCACTTTTTTGTAATAAACTATACAGTAAAAAACCTAAAAGAACAAATAGCACTGCTATTAGCTTGTCTTTTTTCTCTTTGAACATTTTTTATTAATTTATGCACGTTGGATTAATTTAACAACGATACTCGATATTAAAAAAATTATTTTATCGGTTGAGGAGGTTTGCTAATCTCTATCGTTCCTTGAGACATGCCATTGTTTCTAGCGTCTAGGGTTATTTTTATATTTTCTCCTTTTTTCTTAGACGCCAATATTTCTATACTTACTCCCGCAAAAGTTGATTTATCTTTCATAGTAATTGGTTCGATTTTATCATCTACATATAATGATAATGCAGTGCCACTTTCAAATTTTTCAACTTCTGCCGATTCTCCTTTACTATTTGCTACAACTTTAAAGAAGGTGGGAGATACATCTCCAAGAGACATAGCAAATGATGCCAAAGCAAGTAATCCGTCGTCTATAGCTTCAGGGCCTTCTAAATTTGATATTTCTGTAAAGAAAAAATTTAATGCTTTTAAAGCTGCGTATTTTCCCCTTAATTTATCGTCTGATATTGCTTTTGCGTCTTTGTTATCTACCTCGTATTTTATATTTGGATTATTTTTTATATAAGACATAATAGATTTTCTTAATCTAGTTATGCCTTCTCTATATGCTTCTGCTTTGTAATTTAACTCTTCAGAATCTAGATTGTATTTAGTCTTTGCAGCTTTGAATTTTTCAAAATAAGACTTGGCTTTTCCTCCTTGAGCTTTTTCAAATTTTAAAGATACAGCTACTAAAGGAGCATTTTTCTTTCCCCATTCACTTACAAACGCTTGATTGATTACTCCTACAGCTTGTGATGGATCTTGTTTTTTAGCTGTCGCTAATATAGACTGCGCCTTACTTTCGTTTAGCACTACGTAAACGTCTCCAGGACACCACTTATCCGCAGGTAAATTAGTTATCCGTTGTGCGTATTGACGATATTCATCAAATATGCCAGATCTTACCAGTGTCTTTCCTGGATAAGCTTTTTTTAGTGCTAGCGCTTGAGACAGTGGTTGATTTAATAACTGTTGTATTTGTTTACTATATTCGGATTTAGTCAATAATTCTGTTAATTCAGATTTTGTTTTTTCGCTAACTCCGGGTAATTTTTTTATTGAAGCTATTAATTTTTTTCTTGTAGAATTGTAATTTTTTTCGTTGATCGCAGAAACGTCTGAATAATAAAACAATACGACCAAACCCTCTTTGACATTGGTACTAGTTGCGTTATCTGAGCTACCCTTTACAAGTACATTGTATGTTCCTGTTTTTGATTGCAATTTAACGTATCCTATCGATGATTTTCCTTTTTCTATTTTACCTTTAAGGCCTGGTATAGAAGCTATTTGTTGCATCAAATCGAATCTACCCTTTTTATCTTTTATGTTTACTCCATTAAAATAAACTTTATAAGTGTCTTTGGAAACTGGTTCAACTTTAGTTACTGGGTAAGCTGATAAGTTTTTACTTTTTGATAATAGGGATTTTATTTCGTTTTCTCCAGAAGTCGCTTCTTTTATTAAGATGATCTCTTTTATTATTTCGTTTAATATTTTTTGTTCTGACAAATTCTCCTCTTCGCCCCCTTCAGTTTCTTCTCCTCCTTGCGTAGCTACTGTAGTTGGTTCACTAGTCGTAACTTCTCCACCTTCGTCTGACGAAGTGCCCTCTTCAGCGCCTTCTCCACCCTTACTCTTGAGAGGACTTCCGTAACTCAACAATCTAGATATTGCTTTCATTGCTTGTTCTTTCACTCCCACGTTAGATAAGTAATATCTTTTTCCAAATATTATTGCTTGATATACCGCGTCGCCCATATATATCATGAAAAAATATTGTCCGTTGTGCAATACTACTTTAAATGTTGTCGGTTTTGGAGATACTATGAACACAGCAGTTAAGTACTGCTTATAGCTTTTACCCATGAGACCAATTAAATTTTTATTTAACGTAGTATATTTACGTAAAATAAATCCCATAGGATCCTCATCGAATCCTTTTGGAGTTGGAGTATCTTCCATGATTAATCGCTTAAGTATTTCTCCGTTATCGAATATCATATTAATAATTATGCAAAATTTACAATTTACGCTTCATTAGTAGACAATGCACCGTTAGATGCTAATTGTATAGTTCGTATGTTTGTGGGTTGAGAATTGTATTCTGGACGTCTTGCTTGAGATAACCTTGATTTTGCTATTCTAGTGACGCTAACCTGATTTCCTTGATTTCCTCCCAATACATGATAAGCTGTAGCGTCTTCTCCAACGTACAAACCAACGTGACCTCCGCCGTTGCGTGTAAAAGTCAATACATCTCCCAACATAGGATTCGTAACTCTAACTCCAAAATTGTTCCAATTCAATGCCCATAAAGGTTTATCTACGACAGGTCTACCAGCTCTTTGCATTACTACTGCCATGTATAAACCGCACCAAGGAATTTCATCAGCTGTATATGTTTTTTCTAAATTAACTTCTTTGGCCCAACCCATTATTACGGGATTGTGCTTTGTTCCAACCGTTTCAGTTACTCCGTACAACTCTACAGCTTTTAATAAGTGTCTGGGCGCATCTTCTTGCTGGAGCCATTGGTAAGCTTTTGGTATTTTCATAGATTATTTTTTACTTCTTAATGATTTTAGATCTGATGCTTCTATTTCTCCGTCTTTGTCTACGTCTAGTTGTTTTTGTTTCTTACTTAATTTTTGCTTTTCTCTTATGTAGTGACGAACTTCTCCATCGTTATGCTCTTCGTAGTATCCCTTAGCTGCTTGATTTATCAAATCGTCTGCTCTTGATATGTGATCTTCTATCCACGCTGGTAATTCTGTGGACTCCTCAGCGGACTCTAATTTTTGTAATAGTTCAGATACTGATTGCGCTATTGATTTGACATTAGACAGTGTCATCGCTACGTCGTGTCTTTCTTCAGTCAATGGATTCCATGAACATTCCATACATTTTCCTTCGTTAAATTTAGTTTCGCACATGCAATTTGGACAATACGTATGACCGTCTGCCCCTTCTCCAGGATAACTTTGCGATGCGATTCTATCGGAAGCCATGGCAGAATAATCGCTTGGACCCAAACTTGGCATGGTTTCTAATGATCTAACTTCTGCGCCAAATTTATAGCTTTTAGACATATCCATCACGGATTCTTTTAATAGCGTTTTTAGTTTCATTTTATTTTTTCTTTTTTGATTTTTTTGCTCTTTTCCATAACGATGCGTCTACTTTTCTAGCTTGCCCTTTACCTGTTACGAAAGAATTTACTCTAGCCATTGCCCACTGATGTTGACTCGCTCCGGGTCTGTGTCCTCTTTTCCAAGCAGCTAATCCCTTTTCATACACTTGTCTAAGTATCGTTTTAGATATACCGGTAGCTTTTGCCTTATTTGCTAAAGCGGTATCTGTGTTTGAAGATTCGTTAATGCCTTCTTTAGCCATCATTAATTCTACTTTTTTTATTAGCACATTTACTCTGTTTAGCAAATTCATATCTTCACTGCCTGGTTTTGCGTCTTTGACAAGTTTTGCTATAGTAATTAACCCAGCGTGAATTTTATCTAAGTCAGTTTCGTAGTTTACGTCCCAAGATATTTTACCAGTATCTTGATCAATTCCCGTTAATTTGGTTATTGCTCCAGAAGTGGGATCTTTACTTACGCTTCCAAGCTTAAGCTGGTCTTCGTAGTTTTCAACAAGTATGTTTATTAGCTTCATTTTTTATTTTTTTTACCAAACATTTTTTCGTAAGCTGTTGTAGCTGCGGATTTTTTTGTTTTGTATTTCTTTTTTTTATCTTTATCAGCGTAATCAGCTTCCCATTTTCCGTAAGCTGATGGATCGTTACCTTTTAATTTTGACGTTCTTTCTATTTCCCTCTTCATCGCAGCTTTATTTTTAGTTAGGTAAGCTTTATTAACTTTTATACCTGACTTAGTTCTTTCTGCTTCTATTAATATTTTAAGTAGATTCATTTTTTTATCATTAACGTAAGATTTCCAGAGCCCTTGATGAGTCTGTGCCAAACGTACTTCTTTATAAATATCGGTTTATTTATGTAAGCGGGTAATTCGTTGTCTAATTGAAACTTCCAATCAGTTTCTCCTATAGATTCTATAACTCTGTCTTCGGCATCTCTGTGCCACATTAATTCTATTGGATCTACACTATCGCTAAATTGTCTAATGGTGTATTCGCTTGACGTAACTAAGTCGTTGTAGGGTCGACTCATGATTTTTTATTTTATTACCAAAATCCCGTAAAATTGCTTTTTATACCTAATAGACTCGCAAAACGCGGAAGTCTGCAACTCCAATATTTTGGAGTAGTTTTATCTTTTGCTTGAGCACATTTGTGTCTTGCTGCGAAAGATTTTCTTGCTTTCGGATCGTTTATTTTTGCCTTTAATCCAGTAGTATCACCAAAAGTAACTTTTTTTATACCGCCTCCAGGCTTTCTAACGAATACATAAAACTTTTTTGGTCCGCCCCTCTTAGGCTTATTTAACTCTGGTTGTTTCTTTTTTGATTTGTTCTTAACCTCTATTAAAAATTCTTGAGTTAGTGGTAAATCCAAAGGCACTTTAACGCCTTTAAATGTTGCCCATTTACCTATGTCTGTGTTATCGAAATACCAAGAATCTTCTTCGGAAAGTAGTAATTGACCGTTATCGTATAAATTTCTAGCCTCTACAATTACGTCTAGAAACTTAGTTGATTGTGGTCTGTATATAGATTCGTTTATATTGATTTTATTATCTATATGATATATCAAAGCCTCTGAAATCATCAGCCTATTGACTGTTTCGCTAAGCTGTATTTTTCTAGAGCAACAACTATTTTTCATCTATCGTAAATAGTTTAACTTGTAAGAAGTAGATTCTATTAATTTAACTACGTTATCTATTTCGTTTTGTATATAAGAATCTTGCGGACACTGTCTCCTCACCGTTTCTACGAATTTAGAAAGTGCTTTAAAATACATAATGGGATTGTCGTCTTCTTTTACAGCTCCAGATATTTTGTAATTTCTTAATATTCCGTATCTACCTTGATAAGATTCTACTAAGCCATCTATTAAATCTATAATCTCATCGTAGTATTCGTTTAACGCTTTGTGAGCAGCAAAAGAATCAGTTTGCAAATGATAAACATGGGCTTGATTACGACTTTGCATTAAAGCTCCTATAAAAATTGCAAATTTATCCATTATTTTTTATTTTCTTGATCTTCTTCTTTTGCTGGTTTTTTACTTCTTTCTACTTTTTCAAGCTTTGTCATCAAATCTTCTATTTGATCTGCATATTTTGCAACTGCATCTCTGTGTTTACCGGCGTTTGCTGGATCTTCTTTCGCCAATTTTACGTGCTCTTTTCTCTTAGCTTCTAATTTTTCTATTGCAGTAGTTATTTTTTTAGTAATGTTACCTTTTTTAGTCTCTAACTCTTCTAGTTTACCAGAATATTCTTTATGAAGAGATTCTGCGCACTTTTCTGCTTCTTCTAAATTAGAATAAACGCTGTGTACACTTCCGGTGTCTAGGCCACAGTGACTTAATCCGTATACTGGATCGAACTCTTTTAACATTTTTTCCAAAGTCATTTCCCGCATCGGTCTAAGCACTGCGTAGCATCCTCCAATCGTATTGATGCACTCTTTTTTTACTTTTTTTGGAAGGCCTCTATGCTTAGTAGAAGCGTAGTGAGCTACTGAAGATGGTTCCATCGTACTTGCTAATTTTTCAGCCTTAGAAGACACCTTAGAAGGTTTTACCGTGCCTTTTTGAAGGCCTCGTACTATTCCCATTAGCCTTTGTTGCGATACTGATTTTGCCGGCATTTTAGTTTTAATTATAAATATTGAGTTTAGAGTTTGGTCTCTTTTGCCTTTTGTATTTCTTGTTTTACCTGTTCGTATATCTCTTTTTTGTTCCCCCCGTGCCAGCTTTCTACTTCTCCCTGCTCTGTAACTACGCTCTCTGTATGCTTGTACCAAGCTTCCATAGCGTGTTCTAAATCGACTAGCATAGCATTCTTACTATTGTTTTGTTGTTCGCTAACGTATTGTGACCACTTACCTTGTTTTTTTATTTCTGACTCCATGTCTATTACACAATCAAAACATACCCCATGTATTGAATACATTTTCTTATTCAATTCGTGCACTTTCATCGGTTTTTGGCAGTTAGGACAAGTTAATGGTAATACAACTAAACGCTTAATTTTATCAAGCTTTGTAAAATTTTGCTTTATTCCATTTTTTATAGTCCACTGCTTTCCGTTTTCTTCCCAAACGTCTCCCTCTGTATGTTCTTTTTTATTTTTTTCCCAACCCGCTTGCACGTGAGTTCTATCTCCTGACTTACCTCCTATGAGATTTCTCATTCTTTGTACGTCTCGCTTAGTAAATTCTTTTTTTAGCGTAGATTCTTTCATAACGTTATTATTTTGTGTACTTGCTTAATATTAATGTGTTATTTTTTATTAATTTGTCTTTTTTTACTCCGCTCCTACGACTTCTCATAGGTCTAGGTTTTTTTGCAGCTGATCCCATTTTAGTTTATTTTATTACAGTCCTAATTTTTTTAGTTCCTTAATTGTATTTTCTGTAGACGTGTGATGTATTCCAATTCCACCAGCATCTTTCCAACGTTGTATATTATCCGCTCTATCGTCTATCAATATAGAATTTTCTTTTGCGTATTGTTGTTTTTGATACGCAGATTTTAGTATTAAATTTACGTTACCCAACTCTCGATCTACCCATATATGTTTTCCTGTTTTTGAAGATATATCTTTGGAAGGAGCAGACAATATTTCTGGATTGTACTTGCTTATGTATTTCCATAAGGCTTTCCCGTCGGCTGTCCATTCTAATTCGGACCAATATTTTTCTCCCGCTTTAGTTATCGGATCCCAAAATTCTTGAGAATTGCTGACGTGTTTCCCTTTTAAATCTACTCCTGTTAAATCTTTGTATCCCTTTTCAAAATCCACAAGCACTCCGTCCATGTCGCAATATATTTTATATTTTGACTTTGATAAAGACTCGTATATGTGCGGATTCTTTTTTCCATAATTCCTCATTATTACTCCAGCGTAACTATTTGCTGTATTTTCTTCATTAGATCCAGTTTTACCTGAATCGGGAGTGAGCAATCCTTTTTCGTTTTGTTTGTGGTGTATCAATTCATGAGATACAGTGCGTAATACGTCTGCTAAATTTCTATTTTTTATATATACAACTATAGATTTTGCCTTGTTATCGTATTCTCCAAAACTAAATCTATTTAACACCCAACTTTTATCGCCTATTAGCGTTATTTTGGGCATTTTTTGAATCTTTAGTACTTTTTTACAGTACAAAGCAAATTCATATATTGTTTGTATTTTTTTATTTTCCATTACTTACCAAAAGAAGATTCCAATCCCTTAATTATAAAAGATCCTGTTATTTTGTAAGGTTTATCGTAAACTTCTTTGTCTCTAATCACTATTCCCTCTTGATCTTTTACAGAACCTAAAGGAGAGTTCATTGAAGATAATACATCGTCTCCTAATACCATCGTAGCGTTGTATATTACGAACGAATCTACTGCTAATTTAGCGTCTTTTTCGTCTTCTATTAATTCGTCTACGGGTTTTCCGTTTAGTATCCATGTAAAAACTTGCTTACTTAACGCATCAACTTTTTTTCCTCCCTTTAATTTAATAGTTTGACCTTTAGTGTTATTCGCTTGATCCAACCAAGACTTAAGGGATTTTGTTTCTTTTTTATCTTTTGTATAATTAACTGTATAATTCTTAGATAGACTGGAAGCGAAATTGGGCTTCTTATCTAAAGTTGCAGGAATTTCTCCCACAACTTCAAATTCGTATTTTTTTGCTACTTTATCTACTTTTTTTATTAGATCTTGAAGCACTTTTTTATCGTAATTAGTTTCTTTTGATACTCTTTTAGTCGGACTAACTCTCTCTAATTTTAGTAAATTGTGTATAGCTAAAAAATTGCTTTCGTACTCTTGCACGTTGCTCTTTCCCTCTACGTATTCTATGTTAAACATTACGTTTGGATCGTTCAACATTCCCAATTTTTGTAACTCCGGCTTTATTTGTGGCAGAGCTTCGTTGAATATGTCTAACACTTTTCCACCTACTTTTATCATTCCGTGGCCTTCTCCAAATCTACCCAATAGATCGGATTTAGTTATACCCTTTACATCGAGGGGTTTATTTGATCCCCTATCCATTACGAATTGCTTTTTACCATCAACGTCAGCTAATCTAATCGATGCGTTAACCCCATCTATCTTTACTGGAACTTTATTGTTCTGTAAGAAGTTAGCTGTTTTTTGGAACACTGATATCAAATCTTTACCAGTTTTTACACTGGGTATATCAAATGGATGGGCCATGTGGCCGGCAGCCCCACCGCAAAGAAGAAGAATTCTGCTATCTGTTTCTACACTATGAATTAATTCAAATAATTCATTAAGAGATATAGATGATTTATACCCTTTTGATTCATTTATTGAATGATGCAACATTTCAAGATTACACCAATGACCAATCACTTCTTCATTGATATCGTTCTTATATCCTTCTAGTATGGAATATTTGTGATCTAAATGCCATTGTCTAGATCTTTTTTTGGCTTCGGGTATTTTATAGAAGTACTTTTTATAATTTTCTTCAGTTATGTGTCTAACTCTTTCTTTATATCCAAAAAAATCTTCTTTATTGAATCGACTTATCCACTCTCCTGTTTCGAATTTTTTTTGATTTATCTTATCAAAATTATTTTTTCCTATAATTCCTATAGTTTCACTTCTTAGTTTCTTAAGTTCTGGCTTATTATTATAGCTTCTT